CTTCCCCATGGCGTGTCCTCCTGCTCCCTGGGCGAATGACCCAGGGTTTGGGTTTACAGTTTTGCGGAGGATACGCCGCCTTTCTTTTTCACGTCATCCACAACTTTCAGCTATAACTCCATGGGCATGCGTTGGGACTACAACGTGCCTAGCGTCGATGTCTGGCGCGAGGCCCTGCGCGTGCTGAAGCCTGGCGGGCATCTTTTGAGCTTCGCAGGTTCGCGCACCTACCACCGCATGACGGTCAACATAGAGGATGCAGGCTTTGAGATCCGTGACCAGATCATGTGGGTATATGGCTCGGGCTTCCCTAAGTCGCATGATGTGAGCAAGGCGATAGATAAGGCGGCGGGCATTTGGCGCGGCAAGGCCGGGCCGGCACTGACCGCAAACCGCAGCATGAGCGGCGCCACCTATGCCCGCAGCAATAAGGGCGCCCCCGTAACCCATGCCGCCCGTCAATGGTCCGGCTGGGGCACGGCTCTCAAGCCTGCCCATGAACCCATCTGCCTTGCAAGGAAGCCCCTGGAAGGAACTGTGGCAGCCAATGTGCAGAAGTATGGCACGGGGGCCATCAATGTGGACGGGTGCAGGGTGGGGGCTGAAGCCACTGGGTGGAATGGGAACAGCAGAACTGGTCCCATGCCAGGGGATGAACGAACAGACAAGGGGCTTGGGATGTTCCAGGCCGGGATGGAAAAGCAACACACCACACTGACATCTGGCCGCTGGCCAGCCAACATCATCCATGATGGCAGTGATGAAGTGGTGAAGGGGTTTCCCAGTCCACATGGGGCAGGTGTTGCCAGGGGTGGTGGGCTGGCTGTCCAGGACCAGGATGGTGGCCTGTATGGACTTGGACAACACAAGGGGAATGGTGCAAGGATTGGTGACACTGGTTCAGCATCCCGGTTCTTCTACTGTGCCAAGGCATCCAGGGCTGAAAGGACTGCCCAGGGCCAAGTGGACAACCCACACCCCACAGTGAAGCCCTTGGCCTTGATGACCTACCTTTGCAGGCTTATCACCCCGCCCGGCGGCATCGTGCTAGACCCCTTCATGGGGTCAGGCTCTACGGGCGTGGCCGCACTTGCCGAGGGCTTCAAGTTCACCGGCATTGAGCGCGATGCCGAGAGCCTTGCCATAGCGCAGCAGCGCATCTGCCTCGGGCATGAGCAAACCAAACATGGGCAGGCACAGAGATGGCCCCAGACAGCACTTTGAGCCTTGTCCCTAGGCGCACTACCGGGTGGGTGCATACAGTGCAGGAGAACGGCTCTCTGACGCTTCTAGGCGACCTCTATGGGCATGATGGCCTAGAGGGCTTTGAGGGGGCAATAGGGGCCGAACCTTGCGCCGTGGCCCTGGGCGATGCCGTCAAGGTCGTGGTCTACAAGCCAGAGCGGACCTATATAATAGAGCACGCCATCAGCGCCAAACCAGCCAAGCCTACCAAGCGCCGCTAGATTCTGCACTTAGCCGACTCTTGCCCGAATTCGGACAAACCTCAGAAAAGATGCCCGAAACTATTGACGAAGCGCAATAGGATGCCGTATATTAAGCACATGAGGAACGCAGGAGACATAGGGACCACCAACAAGGAGACCGATACCATGACCGACGCCATTCTCATCATCACCAACCCCATCTTCGCAGACCACATTGCCCACTTTGAGCGCACCTTCCACGCAGAGATTGTTGCCGCCATTGAGAACGGCACCGACCTCCCCGAAGAGTTTGCCGGTCTTGTAACCTTGACCAAGGTTGACGGCAACACCAAGTCATCTAACGCCTATCGCCTTGAGTGGGCGTAACTACCCACCCACCGCCCGCCCCTACGGGGGCGGGCCGCTAACCCCGGAAATGGAGGACATGAGCAATGAGCAAGAGCATTGAGACCAAGGCGGCAGAATATGTGCAGACATTCCCAGATGATGTGCTGCAAGAGATTGCCAGAGGCAAGATCAACCTGCGCAAATTAGTATGGGCGGAGATTGCCAGCAGACAGGGCCATGCCGCCAACGTATCACCCGCCGCTCAAGGTGAGGCTGCTGCGCGGGCAGACAATCGCCAGCACCTAAGCGGCGCGCCGTACCACATCCGCCTCCGCGCTTCTGGCAGGGGGCAGGCGTGGAATGACGGCAACGGGAGATACAAATGGGATTGACCGTAACCAACATCAGCCACCGCACTGGGGCCGCACCTAGCACGGTGCGGTGGTGGATCCGCCAAGGGCTGCTATCGGCAGAGATCACGCCAATGGGCTACCGCATCACCGAGGCAGAGCTTGAGCGGTTCCTGGCCGATAACAAGAAGTGGCTGCGGCCTAAGCGGTGGGCGGTGCAGACCGTGCAGCCCACTCGCAAGAGATAGCGCCGCCCGCTCACATCTGCAAACTGGTTGAAAGCCAAGGACGCCTAGGGCACTATGCTGACCGGTCGGGCTTAGGGGTAGGCTCGTTTCTATAAGGCCAGCTAATGCCAGGCACCTCTCTGATGACGGCCAAAGAGGCCGCCTCTTACTACCGCGTCAATCTCAGAACCATCTATGTTTGGGCCTCGCAGGATCCGCCCTGCGTGCCTTGCATCCGCATCGGGCGCACGCTACGCTTTGTGCGTGACGATGTCATGCCCGTGCGTTCGGAGGTGGCAAGAGAGGAGGATAAATGCCACGTCCGATAAGGGGAATGACCAAACGCGGGCCGGTCTGGTATGGGCGACTGTATCAGAACGGCAAGGAGAGGCGGGTGCGGCTAGGGCGCGACTATACCAAGGCGTGCGCCAAGTGGCGCCGCATCAAGAGAGAGGGCGCACCAGAGAAGCCCGCCCGGCCGATGACCATAAACGATGCGTGGCCGCGATGGCTGGCAAGCTACGTTGCCACGGCAAGAAACGAGCGCAACCAGCGCGATGCCAAGGCCAGGGCAAAGCGCTACCTTAGCCCGGCGCTAGGCAGCATTGCGCTGGGCAGGCTCACCGAGGATGACCTGAGAGCCTACAGGCTGCACCTCGAGCGCGCAGAGCTCGCACCGCAGACCGTGGGGCATATCCTGAGCGATGTGCGCTGTATGCTCGGCTGGTGCGTCCGCTGCGGATGGTTGGACCGGTCGCCATTCCCGAGGCGATTGTTGCCCAAAGTGCCAGAGCGTGCGCCTGACAGGCTCACAGAGGCGCAAACGCAGGCGGTCTGCAGCACGCCTGACCCATATGGCTTTGCGTGCCGCCTGGCACTTGCCACGGGCCTGAGATGGGGCGAGTTGGTCAAGGTGCAAGCCGCTGACGTGCAGGATGGGGTGCTCGCCGTGACGCAGCCTAAGACCGGCAAGCGGGTCGATGTGCCGTTGCCGCCGGCGATGCTCGCAGAGCTGCGCGGGCGGGTTGGCCTGCTGGTGCCCTATCAGCACTCGCAGAATTTCAACCGGCGGGTGCGCCAGCTGTCAGGCGTTGAGGACTTCCGCGTCCACCGTCTGCGGCACACCTTCGCCTGCAGGTGGCTGGAACGCGGGGGCAGCATTGAGAAATTGCGCCAGATCCTAGGGCATAGCACGGTGCGGATGACTGAGCGTTACGGCAAGGTAAGCCGCCGGGAGTTGATTGAGGAAGCGAGGCGAGTTTATGGAGAGTAACCGTACCAATCCCGTACCAGTTGCTCTAAGTGTAGACCCTGCCTGCAATGTAGCGGTCTGCAAAACCGTTATCACCGGTTCGAATCCGGTCGCCGCCTCCAAAGAGCGCACGCGGTAAACATCGTCACAACCGCGACATAGCATAGGCCCGCAAGCTCTTAGAGTCTGCGGGCCTTGCTGTAACCGCTTTGCTGTTTTCCAGTCGTTTCCAGACTTTTCCAGTCTTTTATAGGGGCAAACCGTACCAGTGACCGTACCAGTTACAAGCCCATCAATGCGCCGCCAATGCCTACCAAGGCTGCGGCGCCTAGGATCCTGCCCGCACCGTCAATGCTCTCATTGTTAATCCTCCTGATTTAGCTTCTCAAGTAAGGCCAGCATCTCATCACGCGGCTCAACCTGAGTAATCAACCATTCTATGTATTGGTCGTGCGTCATATCGCGCAGGGCGGCAAACTTTTTTACTAGGTTGTGAACGTCGGCCGATGTTCGAATATGTCCCCCCGCTTCACGTTTCCGCGCAGAGCTTCCATCAGGCATCTCCGTCTCTCCTTTTGATGTGCCGAGCAACACGGCCGCTTCATACCATTTCAAGCACGGGTATTGCTCGGCGGACTCTCTCACTGCCTCTGTCATTGCGCCTCCCCTCGCTGTCATCTTGGTCGCGGTCATCGCGCATGGCCAGTATGCGCCATTTGCGCACAAGTACGCAAGAGATGCGTTTTGCCCGGTCAGCATGCGCCATGATGTTGCGTCGCGCAAGAAAAGTTTGCGCCCGTAAATCGCGCCCCGCGTATGGCTTATGTGGCAATTGTATGCGCCGTGCCCGGTCGGCCTGAATTTTACCTTTGTCAAACTTTGGCATTTTGTTACAGTCCGCCTATGCGAAAGACGATAAGGGTGAATGAGACAGCACACAAAGCCGCGAAGGTGGCCGCAGCCCAAGCGGGCACAACCCTGAGCAGGTGGATTGAGCAGATGATAGCAGCCCGGCTAGGCGGTTCTGATGCGAGCAGAGATTCTGCCCCATCCTCATCGCGCACCGCCGGCCGGGCTGCATCGACTAGCTAGATACAGGGCGACTAGGCAGAGACCGCCAAGCCATCGACCTAGCCGCCCATGAAGGGACTCCAACGCGCAAGGCGCTAGAGACCTTGCGGGAAAGCTAAGGCCAGGGATGACCACACCGCAAGCCCTAACCGCTTCCCCTTCGATGCAAAGCCAGCGAGCCGGACGTGTGCCCCGAGACTACCAGAGCCTACCCCGTAGCCTTGGCCGTCCGGCTCGCACCTCACGCATGACCCTCATCGGTTGGTGGATGATCGGCTGCGCTCTTGGCTGGTCTGCTGCATTCGCTTTGTGGGGGCCGATGCCGTGACAGAGCGCATCACCACGACCTATAGCATGTGGTCTACCTTCCGCAATTGTCGGCGCCGTTGCTGGTATCGGTACGTCGAGGGGCTGAAGCCGATAGACCGTGACCCCAATCTGCACTTTGGCTCTGTCAGCCACAACTGGCTAGAGCTGCACCACGGCGGGCAGTCCGATGATGCCCGGCGGTCCATTCAGATCGCGTGGCCTTCGCCAGAGGACGCGCCTAAGCGCATGATGGCTGAGGCAATGTTCCTAGGCTACGTCCGCCGCTATGCTGCCGAGCCTTTCCAAGTAGTTGAGCTAGAGAAGGTCATCGAAGGGCCTATTGTCAATCCTGAGACCGGGCGCATCAGCCGCACCTTTGTGCTGCGGGGCAAGGTCGATGGACTCATCAAGATCGACGGTGACTATTGGCTGCTCGAGCATAAGACGGCAGGCACGATAGACGGCACCTACCTGGATCGGCTCTGGGCAGACTTTCAGATCATACTCTACAGCTACTATCTCACCATGAATGGCACGCCTATCAAGGGCGTGCTTTACAACATCCTGGCTAAGACGCGCATCCGCCAAAAGAAGGGCGAGACGCAAGATGAGTTTTGGCGCCGCCTGGTTGCCAAGTATCAAGAGCCTGAGATGTTCCACCGTGAGCAGCTGTTCATTGGTAATGAACAATACGATGACCTACTGCACGACCTATGGGACTTGACCCAAGCCTACCTAGAGGCCCGAAAGCACAACCGCTGGTACAAGAATCCTGGCAACTGTTTCAACTGGAACCGCCGCTGTCCTTACTGGCCGCTATGCAAGGGCGGGGACAATGAGATGACGCGGGCCAATCACTACGAGGTGGTTGAGCCGCATGAGGAGTTGAGGACGTAACGAGAGGAGACCCCATGACCACGCCATCACGCATGGCTCAATGTCTTTAAGGAGGCCCCATGACCCTACCAACCAAACCGACCCCGCCTAAGACCGATCTCAGTGCGTTTACCGTGATGCTCTACGGGCCGCCTAAGATCGGCAAGTCTACATGGGCAAGCCGCTGGCCTGATGCGCTATTCCTGGCAACCGAGCCGGGCTTGAACGCGCTCGAGGTCTACCAGCAGCCTATCCGCACATGGGCTGAGATGCTCGCCGCTGTCAAGGAGCTTGAGGCCGGCGCGCACAAGTTCCGCACGGTGGTGGTTGATACCGTGGACAATATGCACACGTTCTGCTCTGAGGCCGTATGCGCTCAGTGGAAGGTCAAGCACCCGGCTGACCTGAAGTATGGCAAAGGGTGGGGCCTTATCAACTCGGAGTTCCAGCGCACGCTCACACGGCTTGCGCATCTGCCTAGCGGTCTAGTGCTCATCAGCCACGCGGTTGACCGTGAGCAGGAGACACGCACCGGCACGTTTACCAAAACCATGCCGACCTTGCCCGGCAAGGCGCGTGAGGTCGTGACCGGACTAGCCGACATGATCCTGTATTGCGATGTTGAGCCGGTTGTGACTGATGGCAAGGTGACGGGCTACAACCGCGTGATGCGTACCACGCCCACCGCTACCTATGAGGCTGGCGACCGCACGGGCCGCCTGCCTGAAGTTCTGCCCCTAGCCTATGCGACCTTCACTAAGGCATTCACCGATGGAGGATCCAAGTAGATGACCTATCCGCATAACGAAGCTGATGAGCAAGCCATTGCCGAGCGCCTTGCACAATATGATGAGGCCTTCGGCGGGGTTGACCCGGCTGAAAACAAAGAGTTCGAGCCGCTGCCTGACGGCAACTACCAAGCCAAAGTTGACCGGGCCGTGGTTGCGCCGAGCAAGAGAAGCGACCGTGACATGCTCACCATCACCTGGTCAATTATCGGGCCTACCCATGCCGGCCGGTTGGTGTGGGACCGTACGCTACTTGACCGCCCGGACGGCTGGCCGTTCCTCAAGGCTATGCTGCTCAAGATGGGCATCAACCTGAGCCAGCTCAGTGAGTTGCCCGCCGCATGTCATCTGATGCTCGATCGCTACGCTGAGATCTACATCAAGCAAGCCGGTGAGTTTACCAATGTCTACGTGAACAAGCAACTCGAGGTGGCAACCACCGACGCGCCGCCGGTTGAGGATGCACCGCCCTTCTAAGAGACCCAGTGCCCGGCGTGCGCCTCGGTGCGCGTTGAAAGCAGGTAGGGGGTCTCCTGCTGGATGCCCCGAGCGCGCCGCCGGGCTTTACATAAGGAGCTAGGCACCATGAGTATACTGACCGTTGACCCTAGACTAGCTGACAACATCAACGCCGCTGCTGCCAACCTGGGCGTCAGCACTGACCGCCTACTGACCGACCTCTACCAGATGCACGTTGCCGACGTTGCCGGCGTCTACTGCCGTGAGCGCCGCACCTACGGCCTGCTGTCCGGCCGCGTGACTGCTAACGAGCGGGCTGCGCTGCTCACCGATGGTGCGGCATGATCTACAAAGTCTTATCCGAGGGCGGCAAGCCCTGCAACGGCGGCTCTGGCCAGTGGCATCTGCCGAAGGGCAAGCGGCCTGGTAAGTGGATGCCTCGCATCAAAGACATTGAGCCATGCGTGCGCGGGTATCACCTCTGCGATGGTGAGCTGCAATTGCTTGAGTGGATTGGCCCAACGATATGGGAGGCCGAGTATGACGGTGGGCCGGTGCGTGAAGGTGACAAGATTGTTGTGCCGCGTGCGCGGTTGATTCGCAAATGTGAGCACTGGACAAAACACACGGCGCGTCTGTTTGCGGCCGAGTGTGCCGAGAGGGCATTGCCCATCTATGAGAAGGAAGCGCCGAAAGACAAGCGCCCGCGACTGGCAATCGAAGCGGCACGGAAACACGCAGGCGGGTTGATTACAGATGAAGAGTTGGCCGCCACTTGGGCCGCCGCTGGGGCCGCCGCTGGGGCCGCCGCTGGGGCCGCCACTTGGGCCGCCGCTTGGGGCGCCGCTGGGGCCGCCGCTGGGGCCGCCGCTGGGGCCGCCGCTGGGGACGCCGCTGAGGCCGCCACTTGGGCCGCCACTTGGGCCGCCGCTGGGGACGCCGAGAGGCAATGGCAAGCCGATCTATTGCGCAAGCTGCTGGCCGGTGAGTGGCCAGAGGACGGCGCCGCATGAGACACGCCGCGCAGACCATAAGCTGGGGAGAGCTGGAGTACACACAGACGGGCCGTGAGCTGCGCACAATGGACGCATGGAACCACGGGCGCATTGACGGGCTGATCTATGGCGAGTGGCTGATGCGCGAGATGAACAGAGCAAGGGCGCGGTTCAAATGGACCATCGACGCACCGTGCGAGAGATGCCCTGACCTGAAGTGCAAGCGCCACGGCGCTGCTGTCTACCAGAGTATCTTTGTGCGCCCATACCGCTATGAGTGCCCCGAGTGCGAGCATGAGCAAGAGCGTCACAACCTAGACCTGCGCGAGCGGTGGAAGCGTGAGCGCACGCTGATACCTATCAGAGACAGGCGGCGCATTGCGCCCTATCGCGGGTACATGACTACGCCATACCTTTGCCGTCTGGCAAATTGGGCAGAGCGGTATCTATCCGATGACAGCAACCCACCTACCACCGGCACCTACATGGCGAAGCTGCACGGTGAGTGCAGCCAATCATCAATGCTAGACGCACTGGGCATCCTTCGCAAGTGCGGCCTAGCCACGTTCGACAAGAGCCAAAGCGTGTGGATCTGGACAGGGGGCAAGGGTGCCAGCGCCTAAGAACAACTACAGACGCGGCGCCGCGTTTGAGCGCAAGGTGCGCGACCACCTCTATGAGCAGGGCTTTACCTATGTGGTGCGCTCGGCCGGTTCGCACGGCCTGGCTGACCTAGTCGCCATGCGCCGGGATATGTGGTTGCTGGTGCAATGCAAGATTGACGGCAACCTACCACCGACTGAGCGCGAGTTGCTAGTTGAGTTGGCTGACGATGTCGGCGCCCGTGCCGTCATGGCGGCCAGGGGCAAACGCGGCAAGATCGAGCTGCACAAGCTGGCCGGCAAGGATGGAGAGGTGATCTATGAGGAGCTTGAGTTATGAGCAAAGCTAATGCTGCGCCTCGCACCAAGGGCGAGCTTCGCCCGGGCGATGAGATTGTGTTTACCTATCGGCGGTGGGGCGAGGATGCGCATGACGCAGGCACCTACATGGGCGACCTCATCAAGGATGCGTGGTTTCTGCTCTACCAGTCGCAAAGCGACATAGACAACGGCAACCGCTCAATCAACGCCGTGCCTTGGCGGCACGTGACCAACTTCACCGCGTGGCCGGGGGGACAGGGCGAGTGAGCAAAGAGCAGGGCCTACCATATCTGGCCGTCTGGGCATCGGACACCCTAGCCCGAATCTATGAGACGGGCGAGCCGCCTGAGGTAACTGGCGCACGGCTCAGGCTCTGGCTCATTGCCTGCAAGCAAGAACCGGTTGGCACGCTGCCCGATGATATGGAAAGACTGGCCCGCTGGAGTGGGTTAGATGCCCGAGCAATGCATGAGCATTGCTCGAGCATTACGGGTGGATGGAAACTGCGAAATGGCCGTTACCACATCAGGCGTATACAAGAGCAGCATTCTGAGGTGGAAGGACGGCGCGAGCATGGCCGCAAAGCCGCTAACAGCAGGTGGGGCAAAGAGAAAACCCACCATGCCCGAGCAATGCCCGAGCAATGCCCGAGCAATGCAGAAACCGATGCCCGAGCAATGCCTCCATCTCCATCTCCATCTCCATCTCCATCTCCAACAAAGAAGAAAGAAGGGCGCGCTAACGCGCCCGCCCTCTCTTCCTCTCGGGCTGACGCCCTGCACGGTCACATCCTGACCATCACCGGGAAGGCGCCGCATCAATTGCAGTTGACCACTAAGCGCAAGGCCGCGCTACGCCAGCGGTGGAAGTATGCACTGAAGCTGCCCATTGAGCCAGAGCTGGCAGTACTCGGTGCAGTCATGGCGCTTGCGCGCATGGACTGGCACCAGAACGAGGGGCACACAGACCCGTACAAGTACGCGCTACGCTCAGATGAGCAGTTTGAGGACAGACTCGAGAAGGCCCGCAAGTTGGGTGTCACACCCGAGGCGGTTCAGAAAGCGATAGGAGGCGAGGATGGCGGACAATAGCACGCAAGCAAATATTGGCGGCGGCCTATACCATGCTGCCCATTTCACAGGAATGCTGCAAGTTGCCTTCATTGTGCTCAAGCTAACCGGGCATATTGACTGGTCATGGTGGTGGGTGTTTGCGCCAACGTGGGGCAGCCTGGCGCTATGTGCCATCATTGCGCTCATTGTGCTTGCCTTCGTGGCAATTGCTGACGCGGTGCGATGATGAAGGCAAAGAAGCACGGCGATGTCCTAGCCACCGGCCCCAACGCGCAGATACCTATGCATGTTGAGCTGGTTGGTCAGACCGGCATCATCCGCCTACCACGCCGCAAGGTTGCTGACGCTGTCCGCGATGAGCGCACCGGCAAGGTCAAGCACCCTGAGGCCTATGCAACAGACTTCTCAGAGTGCGCCTCATGCGACCGCTGCGGCGGTCATGCGCTAGATAACGGCAGCATGGCACCAAGTGCCGGTATCTTGAGCGTGCTGCGGATCAATGGCGGCGGCGTCGCCTTTCATACCTCAGCCGCGTGCAGTTGCGTATTCGGCGCCTTCCGGCATAAGAGCCGCACTGATGAGTGGGGCGAAGTGCGCGGGCTGCAATTCGCTGACCGCCTGAAAGACGTACCGCCGGGCCTGACCGCAGAGCATTGGCAATGGATCCGCACATGCCACACGCCGGGCGACCAGATACGGGACGTGGTTGAACGACTGCCGAGTGTAGTCAGAGGCGCGGTTGGCCGTGCCGTGCAGGCATGGCTACGCACAGACCCGCCCATCTATGAGCCGTACCCGATGCGGCATCAACACACGGACACAAAGCCAGCGCAGCAAGAGCTGGTCAAGGAGATGACATGACCGACCAATCCACCACATCACCTAAGCCCATGCACAAGCGATGGCGCTTCTGGATTAGCGCAGCAACCATTGCCACTAATGTCGCACTGGTTGCCACCGGGGCTATTGACATGCAGGAAGGACTCAAGAACGCAAGCGAAGCCCTGATGTATCTCATCGGATCGACCAGCGCCGCCGCCTATGGCATTGCCCACGCACGCGGTGCTGCCGAGACAGATAGAAGGCTGGCCGCAAACGCGACCAAGCTCGAGGAGATGGAGGCTACAACTCAACGCGCCCTGAATGTCTGGGCGCAAGGGGAGAACGGAAATGACTAGCGTGCAAGTGCTGCCGACATGGGCAGAGCTGAAGCAAACCCACGGGGGCGTGCTGAATGAAGTGCGAGCGGTCAACCTGGCGCTCGCAGAGGCGAAGGTTGACGACGGCAAGGTTGACGGCCTGGAGTGGCTCGAGGTCATTGCGACCATTGCCGGCAGCCTCAACCGCGTGATCGGTGAGCTCTACACCACCGTGCAGGAGGTTGCCACGGTGAGCGCGGATGATCGGCGCGAGTGGGCCGTGCAGGTGATGAAGGATGCCTATCGGACAGACTTTGACATTGACATTCCCTGGCTCATTGAGCCGTTCGAGTCGATGGCAGAGAACGCTGCACTCGGGCAGCTCGGCAAGTTGATCGAGGCCGCAGAGGATCTGATGCAGAAGGGCAGCGCGGCCGGCGTTGCGTTGCCGATGGCCGATCCTGAAGCGAAGCGCGACCGTGAGGCTGTAGTTGCGCATGATGAGGCATCGCACCCAAGCGAGTAGAGGACTCTTCCCCCGCGTCCGCGTGGACTAACCCGTGTAAGTAGCCGGAACCGAGCCTCAAACCTAATAGACTTGAGGAGTAGGCAAAGCGGTTGCGGGCGCGGGGGAGAGAAAGGGAAGATGAAACGACGTTCTCACAAAAATTATTTGAAAGGTAGAGAGGAGCTGAAATGCCCAAGATAGCCACGACAATGCGACAGATTCGGATGACGGACCAGACGCTAGCGCGCCTCCAGAGCCTACAATCGAAACTTGATCTGAGTTTGAAAGATGTGCTTGAGGGCTTGCTACAGCGGGGCGAAGCGCCATTGACCTTGTGGCAGCTTACCGGCAACGGCTTCTTTGACGGCCATCCCGAGGTGCTAGCGGATGCGAAGGCGCTACTCGAGCGCGAGCTGGAACTACGGCTCCACATCGCCGCGTTTGCCACTACCGCCGCGCAGAGGATGGCCGAGAGTCCGAATGAATGAGTTGGCTCTTTTCGCAGGCGCTGGCCGCACTAACCCGCCCGAGGAAATGTGCTAGGGTTCATCAGGATCAGAAAAGGAGATGC